GCATCTGGACACATCGCCACCCGTAAAACGGTACAATGCTCACCCTTCACAAAAGCAGGGCATGGCATAACGCTGATGTTGTGCGCTGGCTGGCTCGCTTCATTAATGTAGGAGCGAATAGACCGCCACTCCTCAGATGCTCGTATACCGCCACAACGCTTGACAAGAGAATCAACGTGCTTATAGTTCATTCGCTCCATATCAAAATCCTTTCTTCAAGGGCCAGCTTGCGTACAACGTCCGACGTGTTACGACGTGCGCTTCGCATGTGGCCGCTTCGGCCCCTGCGTAACGCGTTTGTTAGGCGCTTTGAACTTGGCTACCTTGATCTTCTGCCGCGCCCACCCCCGAACCCTGAAACATCGCTGATACCATTCACTCGACCCCGTGGCTTGCAAATGTCGTTGAATACACCTGCGGGCATTATGGGCCTCATAAAAATTTGTAAAAGCATACTGCCTGCCACCGGCAAAGTCGCATATGAACCAACCCGGCGTATTTTGAAACTGACATTCGACAACCCACAACTTTGTCATAAAAACCTTTCTGGCGCGGCCTTTCAAATTAAAAAGCCAAGTTTATTGCGCCTAACGTTTACAGTGTTATGCTCGTGCCCGTGATAAATCGCATGGTTCATCTGGACACATTGCGACTCGTAAGACGGTACAGTGCTCGCCCTTAGCAAATGCAGGGCATGGCGTACTTTGTTTGTTGTGCGCTGGCTGGCTGAGTACTGCGCTCTTCAGAGTTCGCCATTCTTCATCTGACAAAACGGCTACTCCAGACACAATGCTAATACTGTGATCCACACGTTCGATAATTTCACTAATGCTTTTCATGGCAAACTCCTATCAAAAAAGATTTTAAAGGCCCCACTTGCGTACAACGTTTCCGGTGTTGTGCAGTGCCACTATCAAAATCAAAAATCCTTAGTGCTCTTGGCATTGCATAACGCCGGTGTTGTACGCTGATTTTGCACACATTCAATATTCTCCTGCGCACATACCTTTTTCGTGAACGCGGGCCGACACCATCTTTGTAACGGGCTGAAAGACTGATTGCATTTGCCAAGGTCGTCGCGCCAGAGCATAGGAAAAGGCATAAACCCCGCTGACCACGCACGGCGCAGCCTATTTTCGGCACCATCGTATGTGTCTCGCGGTTGCCCGATTAGACAGTAACAGTACAACCGCTCGTTAGTGAATCCGGCCTCCCACAACATTCGCCCTGCTGCTCGGAGCGGCTCGTAATCATCCGGCTCATCGTATGCAAACCACAAAGCAGCGGGCCAGATACAGCACAGATAATCGATATGCCACGGCTTTAATAAACGCGCTTCCAAGCCCCGTAAATGCGCCGCGCTGCGCTGCCTGCCAAGCATACGAAATACATTGATGATGTGCCGCTCCGAGCAGGCGAGCAAATTGTCATCCTGCACTATATGTCCTCTTGTGATCGGTAGCTCTTGGAGGCCGGGCTCTCGATGCCACACGGAACAAAACCAGCAATGATTCGGGCAACCGCGAGACGTGATGACGTAGCCCTTTTTAAGATAAAGTCCGGGTACGAAAGCAGCGCCGGGTTCGTTTGACCACCCTGGGCCACCTATTTTGACTGGCGCGACAGTTGACCACGCCGCCGCCAACTCTTCGGCCCGCCCTTTGGTCCACGTAAAGGCAACGCTTATGTGCACTTCGTCCACCTCTGGCGGAAATAGCCCCGGCTCACAATTACAGAACGCCAGCGGATCGTCGGGCGTTGCCGCTGTTCGTTCGTGGGGGAATACTCGTGCTATTTTCATGTGCGCCTATTTATCGTGGTTTTCGTGTGCAAAATTTGCGTACAACGTTTCCGATTATGCGAAGTGCGCCCTGAGATACTCTGCGATAACTGATATTGCCGATTCATTGCACCGAGACATTACTTTAGCAATAAGGTCCTGGGCGCATTTCGTATAGTCGGTGTTGGTTGTCTGTAAAGCAGCCACGCCAAATTCTTCAGGAGTCACATCCTCGAACGTGACATGGATATTTGTTTTGCAAACTGCACATTTAAAATCAGCGGTATGTTTTGCCACAATGTGACTCCCTTTCAAATTCAGATGGCTGCTTTATTGCAACCAACTTCTTTTTTTGTGTATCTGTCAATTCTAAAGCCCTGATTTTATTATTGCGTTACAATTCACGCCATCACGTTTTAATCCATCAATTATATATTTTCTAGCCCGTTCATTCATTGACCCACTATCGGGCCGAATTTCGCAACCGTGTTTTATTGATTGTGCCGCTAGTGCACGTTTTAACCCGCGTTCAATAATAAGTACGAGTCTGATACGCTGATTTGGTTTTGTTGCCGTTGAATAGTATTTGCTCATATTGTTAATATACACAATTGTGTAATTAAAGTGTGATATTTATTTTCAATTCTCAACTTTTTTTTCTTGATTTTTCTCCAACTCTTTAATCCTTTTCTCCAACTCCTCAATGTATTTCTCTTCCGGCGTTTGATCATGTTCCTTAATTTCAATAATTGCTGGTTTTAAAATCATATCATAAACTTTTGTCTCTTTGGTAATTTGGTCGCGCATGATTTTTGCGTATTTGTCCCATAGCCGGAACTCTGCGGAGGTGCCGTGTATCAAATATTTCTTACTGGCGAAAAACGCGCACATATTTTCCATTTCAGTGAGCAGTATCTTTTGCTTTTCTTGTGGTGTTTTCTCGTTCATGGCTTCCTCTCACAGGTGCGGTTTAATGTTTCGCTTCCAATAAATCTTATCAGCCGGAACGTTGGTCTTGATTGATTGTATCCATTCTGGTTTCGGGGGGATTGCGCCTGGGCCGGTCATTGCTCCGACGATGACTAGTTTTAAACAAACAGGTAAAGAAAATTGATTAAACGGGAATTTTCCTAAAATTGGTTCAAAGGAAATAAATATATCGTTTCCACCTGTTTTGGTAAGTAAACATTCCAACAAATGATCTGAATTTTTTTCCATTCCAGTGATCGTCATTCCAAGAATACAATTTATTGGGAAATTATAATTCTCATAAATATGTGGTCCTTTGGTTAAAAACATAAATTTATGTCGATGATAAAAAGCCATTTCTTTTAACAAATACTCTGTTTCTTTTTGAGGCCAATACTGAATATCTGACATGCTTCCAACAAATATTTTTAACACTTCTTTTTGATTGCCAAGCCATAACAAATCATCCATACGAGAAGGATGGTATTGAATTTCTGAAAAAGGGATTTTGTTAAACCGCTCATGAATCCGGCGAGCATAGCACCACCCCTTTGGGCTTTCTTTTGTTATTCCACAACCACGGCGACAACCCGAAAATGGATTCCATGTGTGCGTAAGTCCAGGCCAGTCGATATTTGTTTTGTTCATACTTCAAAACCTCTTTCCTGTGTGCGCCATGATGGTCCTGATTTCTGCGGCGGTGGTTACGGTGTAAACGTATCCCTGCCATTCCATAGCAAAAAGTTCTTCGTTCTTTGTGAGTTTTTCTTTCTTCGTGTTTTTTAACTCAAATAACCCAACCTCTCCATACATCCCAACAATAATATCAAAACCGAGTTTATATTGTGATACGATTTTAACACGTGCTCCGGTTTGGCGCAATTCCATGACAACACAATTTTGACATTTGTCAGAGCGACAGTATTTGCTCATTACCCGTTCCCCCGCCCGTCGGCTTGCTGCAACAGGTGCCGGTGGTCCTTGGCCTCGTACTGTTTCAGGTGTTCTATGAGCCAGAATACAAATTCAGGTTCATACCAATTCTCATGATATGGTAGTCGCGTCGGCGCGCCAGTTTCTTTTGTGTACCGTTCTTCGTGGGTCATAACTGGTCCTCAAATTTCTCCCCGCGCGCGGCCCGTTTCATACTGACCAGAATAAATACGCACGACAGAAGCCACATGGTGGCAATAACACCGGCCATGTAGTTTTGATGGAAATAGTTGATAATTGCGTGGATCATTATTCCTCCAATTTTGTGTTTTGCCACGGTTCGCTTTTTAGTGCCTGGTTGGTACATACCCAATGCTCTGGTTTTCCATTAATACCGTGCGTCCATTTATCAGAGCGTTTTATTTGTAATCCGCACTTCTGGCATAACCGCTGTTTGCGCTTGGCAGGCTTATTGTTGTATCGTGAATGAAAGTTTCCTGGTATTCCCCGCCGATGAACACATTTATGGCAAGTAGGTTTTTTATTGTTCACAAAGAGCCTCCTGTTGATTGTTTAAAAACCCGGAGCGGCCATCTCCAACCGCCCCGGTTTCGGCTCCCCTATTCAGTGGTCGGGGGCCGGTTTAGTTTTCCAGTTCCAGGCTTCCCCGGCAAGGGTTCTGGGTTAAATTATTTCAATGTCAAAGCGGAACGCTCCCCGCGTATCGTTTTTCCCGGTCAAGTGATATTTCCCGACAACCAGATTTAGATTTCCGTCAACCGTTTGTGCTTTTGCTTCGCCCCTGACGATATCGTATACGTCTTTGCATTCCTTTTCAGTCGGTTTCATCGCCATGTATTTATCAATGCGTTCCTCAAACATCGGATCATCACTTATTTTCAGCGGAGCGCCGAATTGTATTTCAGGACAGCAAATTAACTTGTATCCGCAATCTTTGCATACGGTAATGTCTTTGGTTTTTTCAGGGAGCGTTTTTTCGGTGACGTGCTTATTGATTTCCTCACAAGCCTTAATACAAGCCTCTCCAAGCTCATAATCAAGATCAACCGTGATTTGTTTCAATTGACCGTTGCTCTTATTTTTGAGCATGAATATTGCCTTATCAATGCCCTGCAAAAGCATGTACAGAGTTATTTGCCCCATATATGCGCGGGTCCATGGCTTCTTTTTGAAATCTTCAAACGTGTGTACGGTATCGAATATCATCGGGGACATGGATTTTATTTCAAATGGATACGCTACACCGTCCTCGATGTATTTTCCGTCAACCGTTCCAGTGATCTGGTATTCCGGCCAAGAAAAAGCGGTCTGTTGTTCAACAATAGGAATATCTGCTTCTGCGAGGTCTTTTAAAACCTGCTTCTCTTGCGCGTGGCCCTCGTCAAAAATTAATTGCACCCGTGCGTCGTGCATTTCCTTTTCCTGCCATCGGGTTCGGTCGTATACGCCTTTCCGAAGGCACCCGCCGAGCATGGGGACATAATAACCAACGCTTGAGGCGCGGTTAGAATTGCACGGATACCGTTTAATGTTTTTGGCCTTAACAGCCATGATTATTTCAACAAGGTTTTTCATGCCGATTTCCCTTCTGCCCCGGCCTGCGCGTCAAGATCAGCCATTCCCTTTTTTAATTTCCCGTGGAGAATTTGCAGTGCCTTTTCTGAAAGTTTTGAGATGTGGTCTTTTCCGGCAACCGGCCCGTCTTTGCCTTGAAAAGAGGTCAACTGCACGAGCATTGCCTTTGCTGCCGATTCCTCGCCGTCATTGAGTTTCAAAAGCATTGCCCGGCACTCGTCGCGGAGTTTCTTTGTTTCGGGAGAGTCCGTATTCCCTCCCTGACTTCCTTTTCCGAAGTCAACTTTTGCAACATTGTTTTTTGTGATCTTTCCGCCCGACAGTTCCGCAATTTCTTCCCATGAGAAGGAAAGACCAATCAGTTTTTTTATGAGACGGTTCGCGGCGTTCGTGAACGCTTTTTTCTTAATGTCCGTGAGGTCAACTTCTGAAAACGGTTTCAGCGCCCCACCCTTTTTACCGAAAAAGTCATCACGGCTTGAGCAGGTCCCGGTTTCTACTTCCTCGTGGTTATTCCAAAAACCGTGAGTGCTGCAAGTGTAAATAACGTAATCGCCCCGGTCATCCTTGAGCGCTTCCTTTTCATATGTGTTCATATCAATACGAACACCGAAGGCAGAGGCTATTTTATCGCACGCGGATTTTTCCAAATAGGGTTTGTCCCCCTGGTTGCTGATGTCTCCGTTGTTGAGCAGCTTGATTGCAAGTTTTCTGATCTGACCCATCGCCGCAAGATATTTTTCTGCGCGTCCAACAGTCTCTTCAATGCTGACAACATCGTTGGAAATTGTTGACAGACTATTTGTGATTTCCTTCTCTTCGTTTTCCATTGTTTCCCCTTGATTAAAGATTAAAAACAGCTCCCGGCTGTTATCAGGCGATAACCCATTGGGCGTGCCGACCCTACGTTTTTAACCGGGAACTGATATTTTTTTACTTGAATCGGCACTGGCACTAATGGGTAATATACTAAATCATTTGTCAACTTGCGCGATATTTCTTTTAAAAAGTTAAAACCCGTTTCGGTTCCAGCCTATACAAATAATCTTTACCCCCCGTGGCGGTCCAGCGGTATTGTGTTTCGTTCCGGCGCCACCCAAACCGCGGCAATATCGTTTTTGCTGCATTACTCCACCATGAGGTCAACCCGTTTCCCTCTGGCAATTTTGCACCGGCACCCTGCATAATCCCGGCTATTTTCTCCCGAATGTCGCTACAATACATCTCCTGCATCCAATCGGGG